GATAGATTAACAGGACCAGAAGGTGATTTAACTGCACAAGATGTAACAGGTTTCCCTAAATATTATGCTATGTTTGGTGGTGCTACACTTAAAACGGATACTACATCTGGGGGACTATATATTGCTCCTACACCGGATGCGGCTTACAAATTTAGAATATATTACAACAAAATACCAGTAGGATTAGGTTCAGGTAGTAATGGAAACTCTACTACCTATTTAAGTAATTACTTCCCACAAGGACTATTATATGCTTGTTTAGTAGAAGCATTTGCATTCTTAAAAGGTCCAATGGAGATGTTGACACTGTACGAGAATAAGTATAAAACTTCAATACAACAGTTTGCAGGAATGCAAATAGGAAGAAGAAGACGAGACGACTATACTGACGGAACTGTTAGGATACAAGTTAAATCACCTTCACCGTAAATTAGGGGAAAAAATTATGGCAATAACATCAGCAGTATGTAACAGTTTTAAAACAGAAGTTTTAAGAGCAATTCACAATTTTACAAACGGTGGAAACACTTTTAATTTAGCATTGTACACAAGTTCAGCTACACTAAATAAATCAACAACAGCTTACAGTTCATCAAACGAAATAACTAACACATCAGGATCAGCTTATGTTGCAAAAGGAAAAGCGCTTACAAACGTAACTCCTGCTTTATCAGGCGACACTGCATGTTGTGATTTTGCAGATATTTCTTGGACATCAGCTTCATTTACAGCTAACGGTTGTTTAATTTTTAATGACACTGCATCAGGTGATCCAGCAGTTTGTGCAATAGCATTCGGTGGAGACAAAACTGTATCAAGTGGAACTTTCACAATTCAATTTCCAACAGCAGACGCATCTAACGCAATACTTCGTATAGCATAGGGAGGAACTCCTTATGGCATCAACCTGGGGTAATAATACTTGGGGATCCAACGAGTGGGGTGACGACAATGTTACCGTTATTCTTACCGGACAATCAACAACATCATCAGTAGGTTCACTAGAAGCTTTTAATGAAGAAGGCTGGGGACGTCAAGAATGGGGCAACTCTGGTTGGGGTGTAGAATATGCTGTAAAACCAACAGGCGTACAATCAATATCATCGGTCGGAAATGTTACTGCTTTTGATACTCAAACTGTTATACCAACAGGTGTAGAAGCAACATCGAGTGTTGGTTCTCTTACATTAGCTTTAGAATCAATTATAACTCCAACAGGTCAACAAGCTACAACAGAACTTGGAGACTTTGATAATGCAGGTACATTAGTCGGTTGGGGTAGAAATGGTTGGGGAGAAGAGCCTTATGGAGATTCATTTAATAAATTAATTCAACCTGCAGGATTAAGTATAACATCTAGTGTTGGATCATTGACTTCTACAATACAAAATTTTGTATTTCCAACAGGTCAATTAGCAACTTCTAGTGTAGGAAGTTTAACCCTTAATTTAACTTCAGTTATTACACCTACAGGAGTTAGTGCAACTTCTAGTGTAGGAACAATTTCTCCAACAGAAATGAATATAGGACTAACGGGAGTTAGTGCAACTTCAACAGTTGGTGGAATAATTTTAGATGCTTTAACAGAACAACCTATCGGTCAACAAGCAACATCTTCAGTAGGTAGTATAACTGTTGGAGTTGGTATACCTTTAACAGGAGTTAGTGCAACTTCTAGTGTAGGATCCCTGGTCCCTGAAATAGGGGTACCATTAACTGGAGTCTCAGTAACATCTGCAGTGGGTGCAATAACACCTGTGCCAATGACGGTTGGTTTAGAGGGACAACAAGCTACATCTAGTGTAGGAGATATTATCGTACTAGGATATCAAGATGTTGATATTGTAGGGAATACAAGTTATACTGCGGTCAATAAAACAAATAGTGCAAGTTATTCTGATGTTGACATTACGGGAAATACTAACTATACAGATGTAACACACGTAGCTTAGGAGAACAAAATTTATGGCATCAACATATACGGATCTTGGCTTAGAGCTAATGGCTACCGGCGAAAATGCTGGTACTTGGGGAACAAAAACAAACGCAAATTTAAGTCTTATTGAACAATTAACAGGTGGTTATATTGTTCAAACTTTAAATGCAGCAGGCACAGGAGCTAACACTACAGCACTAGATATAGATGATGGTGCTTTAACAGGTGCTGCTCAAAACAGAGTTATTATTCTTGGTGCAGTGTCACCACAAGCAATTACAGGAAACAAAGTTGTAACCGTACCTCTTCTTACAGAAACTTTTTATTTTATAAAAAATAGTACATCAGGTTCTTACACAGTTCAGTTAAAAGCAGTTTCAGGTTCAGGTGCAACAGTTACTTTTGGAGCGGCTGATAAAGGTTGGAAAATAGTTTATGTTGACGGTGTAGCAACTAACACAGGTGTTTATGAAATTGTAATTGATACAGTAGCAACTCCAGGTGGATCAGACACACAAGTTCAATTTAACAACTCAGGTGCTTTTGGCGGATCAGCTAATTTAACTTGGGATGGGTCACACCTTTTAATTGATTCAGAAGGTGATTTAAGATTAGGGGATAATGCAGGTGCAGAGTATGTAGGAATAGATGCTCCAGCAACAGTTTCAGCGTCTTATACAATAACTTTACCAACAGCCGTAGCAGGAGCAGCCGATTATGCTTTAACTACAACAGATGCAGCTGGAAACACGCAGTGGGTAGCAACATCAACTTTTGGAATATCAACAGGTAAAGCTATTGCAATGGCAATCGTTTTCGGATAATATAGTAACAGGAGATTAAAAAATGGCAGCACCAAATATAGTAAACGTAACAACAATTTTAGGTAAAACAGTTCAAGCAGCACTTGGCACAACTCTTACAACTGAAATACTTGCATGTCCTTCTGACAAAGTATTAAAAATTAATTCAATAACAATTGCCAATATCGATGGCACTAACGCTGCAGACGCTTCAGTATTTATTACTAAGTCTGGCGGATCACCGATCGCAATTGCAAGTACAATTTCTGTACCTGCTGATGCATCTCTATCTTTGATTGATAAGAACAATGGTTTTTATTTAGAAGAATCAGATAACATCGAAGCTGGTGCAAGTGCTACAGGCGATTTAACAATCACAATTTCTTACGAAGAAATATCAGATTAGGGAGGTAATTAGCTATGGCAAATGGCGGAATTATTGGACCAGTTCAAATAATCTCTCAAGCATACAATAAAGATAAAGTAACTACCTTTACAAGTAGTGGAACTTTTAATAAAGCATCATGTAATCCAGGAGCCCCTGGCAATGCAACCGTAGTAGTTGTAGCTGGAGGTGGAGCAAGTAATAATGATGCTGGTGGAGCAGGTGGAGCTGGTGGAATGACAGTTACAGAAAACCATCCATTACCCGCAAGTTCAGTTCCAGTAACAGTTGGTGGTGGTGGATCTGGACCAGGACATCCTTCTCCAGGTGCAAGAGCACCTAATGGTGGCACTTCAACTTTTGGAGCAGCATCCCCCTTATCAACAACCGGTGGTGGTGGCGGTGGTGGATCTACTCCTGGATTAAGATCAGGAGGACCCGGAGGTTCAGGTGGTGGTGGTAGAGAATGTGGATGTGGAACAAGTGCTTCAGGTGGATGTGGAACACCCGGTCAAGGAAATCCAGGAGGACCTAACAATGCTTCAAGAGCTGGTGGTGGAGGTGGTAAATCAGCACCAGGAACAGCAGCGCCAGGACCAGGCAGTGGTGGTGGAGGTGGTGGAGCAGGTTTAGATATTACACCTTATTTATCAAATGCAGCAACACCCTACACAATTCCAAATTGTGGAAAATATGCAGGTGGTGGTGGAGCTTACGTTTTAGGAGCAGGAGCAACTGATTTTGGTGGAGGTAACGGCGGTGGGGGACCTTCTTGTCAAGGAGTAGCTGGAACAACTAATACTGGTGGAGGAGCTGGTGGAGGAGCTGGTAATCAACCAGGTCTTAGTGGTGGTCCAGGAGTAGTTTTAGTTGTAGAAAAATGTCAAGCTTTAGGAGGATATGTAGCCCCAGGTGTTTGGAGCATGAACGAAGTTTATGACAATGTTGAAAATGGTACTTGGACTAATTAATAGACAAATGATTTGTAATAAAGTATAAATAAATTTTAAGGAGATATAAATATGGCACATTTCGCAGAACTAAAAACAAAACCAGATCCAACAGGATTCACAACAGATACTCATCAAGTTGTTGAAAGAGTTGTAGTTGTAGGAAACGATTGCGTTCCTTCAGACATGCACGTTGATGGTGAAACATGGTGTATTAATTTTTTCAAAGGTGGAATTTGGAAACAAACTTCTTACAATAATAATTTCAGAAAACAATATGCAGGTATTGGAATGATTTATGATCCTGTAAAAGATAAATTTTTAGGACAACAACCTTTCGCATCATGGGTATTAGATTCTAATGATGATTGGCAAGCACCAATAACTTATCCAACAGTTATAGATGATGGTGCAGATCCAGTTGTATGGTCTTACATAATTTCGTGGAACGAAACAAAATACAACGCTGACAACACACAAGGTTGGGAAGCAATTAAATCAAACGACACATCAGAAACACCTACCAAATATAATTGGAATGGTACAGCTTGGGTGTCCGAATAGGAGACTCAAATGGCTAGAACTAATGGCGGTATAATCGGTAAAAGTAACAAGACTTCTTTCGGGAAGTGTACCGTTACTACTAAA